CGAAGGCGCGCAGCTTCTCGGCGGTGGCCGCCAACTCGGTGGTGACGGCCAGGTTATCCAGCCCCGGCACACCAAGGATGCGCGGCTTGACGCCCAACTGCGCCTCGGCGGCGAGCAGTGCCTTCATGCCGGTGTACTGCCCGCCGGCGGTGACGCCGCCAATGATGTTGGAGGTGGTTTCCGCCTCGCTCTCGCCCTCTTCCACCCGCACCACGACCGTCACAGGGCTGGCCTGGTCGGCGATGGCATCGAGGCTGCGCGCGAGCGTGCCCTGCTCCCCGGCCTTGCCGGAGGCGGTCAGCACGTCGGTGAGCAGCACGGGCTTGTTCAGCGGGAAAGTGATCGGGTCGGCATCGCTGGCGGTGCAGAGCATGCCGACGATGGCGGTGGAAACGGTGCGAATGGGGCGCGTGCCCTCGTTGATTTCGAGGACGCGGACGCCGTGGTGGAATTCAGTCGACATGCGGGGCGGCTCCTGCGGGCGTTGCCGGATCAGTGAGCCTCAAGGGTGACGCGCGCGCGCAAGGGGCGCACGCGGTGGGGTGTGTAGCGGGCGGTGTTACAGGAAGGTGATGTACAGGGAATGAAAGCGATAGCAGTTGGCCATGAAAACTCCCGCCGCCTTGGCCCCCTTGCGATAAAATCTTCCGCTACTCAACCTACGTCGGAACCTTGATATGAAACCCCTTTACGCCCTGGTGCTCCCCCTCGCTTTCGCCGCCACGCTCGTCGGATGCAAGGATGCACGGGAGGAATTAATTGAGTCCCGGCTGAACCTCGAACAAGGGTATGAGCAGGAAGTGAGCAAGTTGGTGGAGGGTATCTCGACTATTCGCGAGGATGTTCCGAGAGAGAAGATCGAGCGAGCTGTTCGCGATCACTATTCCCTGGAGCAGGCTCGCCAGCATGCTCTGGATCTGTACAGCGAAACCAACTTCACCGATGCCGAGTTCACGTTGGTGATGGATGCACGCGAACGTATCCTTGCCGGCAACGAGCCAACTGCCGAGCAACGCCCTGCCGCTGAGAAGTTCGCGAATATCATTGCCGAGCGGTTCAAGAAAGATATGGCTGAAGGCAAAGGCAAAGAACAGTACGAAGCCCTTCTGGCAGAACTGGACGATTAACAACTTGCTCCCTCCCCACCTTTCAGGTTTGAAACGGCCCGCGTGACGGGCCGCATCTCAACGTACCTGCTCAGGGTTCGGCGTTGCCCACGCCGGCCACCGCCGCCTCAATCGCCGCAACGGTCTGCTCGACCACCTGCTGCGCCTGCTTCACCTCGCCAGCATCCATCAGCGTGCGCACCTGCTCTTTCGCCGCCAGGCGTGTTTCGCGCAGGGCGATCAGGGCGGCGGTGTACTGGGCGGCTTCGTGCAGGATGTCGTCTGCTGCCTCGCGCGCTGTGCGGCCATTGATGGCCCAGGCGGCGACCATGGGCGGCACGTCGCCCTGGTAGCCGGCTGCGGCGAACTGCTCTGCTGCGATGCGGGCGCGGTCGTATTCGACAGCGCGCAGCGGGTCGCCGGCGACGCGGGCGCGGGCGGTGTCGGCAGCAGTGTCGATGCGGGTGCAGAGGACGTCGATGGTGGGCACGTATGGCGGCGGATCGATCAGGATCGGTAGGCCGTCGGCATCGTGGCTACGGATCTTGCCTCGTACTGGGTTAGCGATGACTGTCTGATAAACCTCGTCTGGCAGTTCAATGGCGTCTACCGGTATCAGGTCGTTAACAGAGCGCAGATAAGTGCAACCTGTTGAAGGACTGTAAAAAATTTGTTCTCGCATGCTCAACCTCAATAGCCGATCACCAGCCAGTTCACGTAGTAAGTGCCGTAGGGTGCTTGATAGTTGTCGTCCAGAATGACCCGCGCCGACGTCTTCGACAGGATCGTTGCCGCCGCCGAATAGCCGCCATAGATCGCATAGCCAGAATTTGGAAAAGCCAAGGGAAACGAAACGTCTGAGAAGCCGCCGGAGCTGTTCGTACTACCCGATGGCGCGCCACTGCCAGATGTGACAATCGACGCAACCCCCCATTGGATGATCAAGCCGCCGAGCCACGTCGGGAGCGCTACATACCCATTGTTTGCGAGGCTGATCGCGAAACCCATGCGTAGTTTCTTGGGCGACACCGCAACATCATCCCGCGTGCCCGAATTGATCTCGTCCTGAGTACCGACGCGCAGCAGCCCGACAACTGCCTCACTTGCCATATTTGTAGCGGTAATGAGTCGGGTCACACCCCACTTCAATACGCCCTCTGTATCCATCCATAACCGATTCGCGAGCTTTGCGCCCCAGTGAAAGGTGATCGCTGGGGCATATTCATCGGTATCGGCCTGGTCTGCTGCTGCCTGCGCCTCGCGAATTTCCAGCGCGGAATCGGAATAGGTATGTCCAACAGTTGGGCTTACTAGAACAGGCCGCTGGTCGCTGATCGTACCCCCTTTTAATCTGCTCGCAGCCACGGCGTCTACGGAATCATTGGTTGCATACTGCGGGTGCGGATTGGCTGCTGCGGCATGCCCCGCAATCAGCCCGTCACAATAAGCCCGCGTCGCCAGCACCACGCTGGGGTCGATCTTCAGCTGGATGTTCGCCGTGCCGCTGGTGACGACGTGCATCCGCACCACCTGGTTGCGGCCGCTGCCCTGGGCCAGCACCGGCTTGTAGCTCGGGGCGCAGTTGGCCACGGCGGAGAAGACGCCGTCTTCATCTTCCAGGGCCAGCTCGCGAATCCACCAGCCGCCGACGTTGGGCGGAAGCACCAGCTCGGCGATCAGCACGTTGGCATCGGTCGGTGATACGTACAGCTGATTGAGCTGCGCGCGGTAGACCTGCCTCACCAGGGCGGTTTGCCCCGGGGCCGGTACCGGGTCCGCGCCGTTGGCGTCGCCGATGAGCATGTGGGTGAGCTTCCACGGCACGCCCAGGGCGTTGGCGTTGGCATTCTTGGCGGCGCCGAGGTCGGTGAGGAAGCCGCCGAACTGGGTGTTGATGTCAACCATGTGGATACACGTCCATTTCGTCGAGGATGTAGTCGCTCACGCCGGTGTACCCCTGCACGACTACATCGATGTCGGCGTTTTCCCAGGGGTACACGTCGAGTTCGTCGCCGTCGATCACGGTGACGCCGACGTAGCGCGTGAGGTGGGTTTCGAGGCTGATGTCCAGCCCGATCAGGTGGCGGCTGACGGGCTTGGCGTCGTCGATCAGCAGGCTGAGCGATTCGTAGGTTTCTTCGCTGATGCCGGTTTCGAGCACGCCGATTTCCAGCGAGAAGGTGCCGGGCACGCCCTCGGGCACCTGCTGCCACCATTCGGTTACGCGAATGAGGTAGCCCAGCGGCTCGACCACGCGGCGCAGCGCGCCGATGGTGCCCTTGCGTGAATGCACGAAGTACGAGGCCTTGATGACTTCGCGCTTGATGGCTTCGGACCAGGAGGCGTCCCAGCGGTCCACGGAGAAGGCCCAGGCGAGGTATGGCAGCAGGTCGACCGGGCAACGGTCGGGGTTGACCAGGTCGCGGATGGGTACCGGCACGCGCTCGATCTGTGCGAGGGCTTCAGCGGCCAGCTGCTCGAGCTGGCTGGCGTTGGGCGGCAGCAGATGAAGGGCCGTCATGCCTGGGCCCCGAGGGTAACGCTGAAGGCGGTGCAGTACGGGGCCTGGGATGCGGTGGCAACGATATCGACCCAGCCGAGCAGCTCGACACGGCGCACTCCTTCGATGTGCAACGCGGCGTCCAGGGCGGAGCGGTTCACTTCCAGCCCCAGCCGCCGGCGCTGGTTGACCAGGGTGGCCAGACGCTTCTCGGCGGCGGCGCGGATCGGTTCGGCCTCGGGACCGACGGTGTTGAGGTAGAGCACGGCGTCTACGCGGTACTCCAGCACCTCGGCGGATTGCACGGTGAGACGGTCGCCGACCGGGCGGCGATCTTCGTCGCTGAGGTAGGCGGCGACGATATCGAGCAGCGGCTGATCGGCCGCACCATTGCCCAGCAGGGACTGGACGGTTACGACCACCACGGCCGGCGATGGGCTTTCTGCCGTGGCATCGGCCACGCGGCCATCGGCGCTGCGCGCATGGAGGATGTAGCTGTTGCGCGGGCCGGCGGTGCTGAGCCCTTCCCAGGCCATCTGCGCACGTTCGCGCAGGCTTTCTTCGGATTCCATCACCGCTGGGGTCGGCGGCACGGTGCTGGTGTCTGCTGGGGTGACCACCAGGCGTTCGACGTTGTAATTGGCGGCGAGCTGCACCAGGTCGTTGCCCTTGGCCTTGGCCAGCATGGTGCCGAGTGCTGCCTCGTTGACGCGCTGGCGCAGCAGGGCTTCGCGGTAGGCGTTCTCCTGGATCAATTTGGTCAGCGGTTCCGATTCGAGCGCGAGCGTGGCGGCGACCTCGGCCTGCTGCTCGGCGGGCCAGAGGCTGATGGCGTGGGCCTTGCGCGCGGCGAGGATCTGCTCGTAGTCGATCTGTTCGACCACGTCGGGGTCGGGCAGCTGGGCCAGGTCGATGGGCGTGAAGGTGTTCATGCGCTGGCCCCCAGGGCGAGCGGTACGCGCAGGCTCAGCGGCTCGTTGCTGTCGGTGCGGGTGCCTTCGACGTCGAGCACAGCCTGCCCTGGGCGGTCGCCCAGGAACAGTTGCACGCGGCTCAGGCGGATGCGCGGCTCCCAGCGCATCAGGGCCATGGCGGTGGCGGCGTAGGCCTGCAGGCGGGTGGCGTCGTTGAGGGGGGCGTCGATCAGGTCCGGCAGCTGGCTGCCGTATTCGCGGCGCATCACGCGCGAGCCGATGGGCGTGGTGAGGATGTCGGCGATGGACTGGGCCAGATGGGCCGAGTCGCTGAGCGTGCGGCCGGTGCGGGCGGACATGCCGATCATGGCGTCGGCTCCTGAGAAACGCCGTTGCCAGGCGTGACGCCCTTGGTGCGGTGGTTGACCAGGCTGATGTCGCCTGCGATCACGTCTTCGGTGACGGTCACGGTGCCGGTGACGTTCTGGTTGCCGATCTGGGTGTAGTCACCCTCGTGGGTGATGGGACCAACGACATGCAGCCCACCGGTGGCGGTGATCTTCGCCTTGCCGCCTTCTGGCAGCGTGGCGGTGAGCGTGTGCGTGGCGTGGTCGTAATCGATCACAGCCCCGTCCGGGTAGGTCCGTCGGCGCAAGTTTGCGCTTTTCGACGGGGCCGGACGTTGCCGTGAATACAGGCCGATCAGGGCGATGCCCTGAGCAGTTTCGCCACTAGGGCTGAGGAGAATGCATTGTTCGCCGACTGTGGGCGGATCCCAGTCGGCGCTGCCGCCGGCGCGTAAGGCGAGCCAGGGCCGGTTGGGAATGGTGAGCTTGCCGCTGCTGATAGTGCAGCGTTCAGCCTCATGATCCACCGCGGCGATGGTGCCGAGGCGGATCAGGTTGGCGAGGCGGCGGAGGATGTCGGAAATGCTCATGCCGCCATGCTGGCGGTCGCGCGCGTGGGGCGCATTCGTTGGGCTGTGTAGCGGGTGCCCTTACAGGGTCAGCGCACCAGATGCTGCAGAAGCTGGTCGCGAATCATCTCCAGCTCGGCATCGCTGAAGCCCAGCAGCTCGCGGCGTTGGTACTGGATATCGGGCGAGCTGCGGCCCGGTTTGTCGCGCAGGCCGTACTGGTGGATGCGGGCCAGGCGCGACACGCGACCGGCGAAACCGATGGCAACTGAGCTGGCATCGCTCTGCAGGCGTAGGTAACGGGCGGTGCGCAGCTTGGCGAACATCTTGCGCTGTTTGATGCGGCCAGCCTTGGCGCGCAGTGGCTGGCGGGGCTTGCGTGGGGCGTAGGGGGTGCCGTCGGGGTTGCGCTGCGCGGCGATGCGCTGTTGCTGGCTGCGGCGCAGTTCCCGGGCGATGGACTGGGTGACCTTGCGGCGTTCCTTGGGCTGCAGCTGAGTGAGCAGCGCACCGGCCCAGTCCTCCAGCGCGCGGAGGTCGTCAGCCATTGCCGCCCCATTCGGCGATGAGTTCGCCCTCGCTGGTTTCGACGCGCATGGCCGGTACCAGGAAGGTTTCGTCATCGACCACCGGCTCGGCCGGGTGGCTGACTTGCAGTGTGCCGTCATCCAGGCGCTTGACGATGACGCGCTCGGTCAACGGCAGGGTGATGGAGAGGTCGACCTTGCTGTTGTCGAGGATGTCGGCCTCGAACTTGATGGCGTCCCTGCCCTTCTCGAGGTTCTCCATCAGCTCGCGCTGGTTGACCAGCACCCAGGCGAACAGCGGGATGGCGACGGCATCCGGGTGGCCGGCGAAGTCGGTGAGGATGAGGTTGAGGGTGTAGCTGTATTCGAACGACAGGCCCGGCGCGGCGGTGCTGCGCATGCTGCCGTTGTCGACGAACACCAGCAGGCGATCGGGGTTGCGCCTGAGCTCGGGGATGGCGGCCAGCAGGTGGTCGCGCAGGGATTCGGGCTTTTTCATTGGGCGCCCCGCTCGTTGTGCTCGAACACTGTGTCCACCTGGGCGGCGCATTCAGCCCAGGCGCTGAGCAGGTAGTCGCTGTCGTCGCTGAGCTCGCCGTTACTGGCCGGCGCTGCCGGGGCGAGCGTGCAGCGCGTCACGACCGGACAGCCACTGACGGTAACCGTCTGCTCCGATGATGGCGGGACGCTGGTGCAAGCGGCGAGCAGCAGCAGGCAGAGGCTGATCAGCCCAGTTCGCATGAGGTGGGTCTTCACGGCGGCGTTCCTTCTTCTGGAGCTGGTCGGTAGCTTGGGCCTGGCGCAGGTCGCTGGTGGTTTGTTGCAGGCTGAGCTGGGCGAGCCGCTGGGTGGCCACCTCGCCCGTGAGCCGGGTGATGGTCAGTGCCTGGCGGGTGTTGCGCTCGTTGGCGGTTTGCAGGCGCTCGCCGGCGAGATCCGCGCGGGCCTCGGCGGTGGTGATGCGCTGTTGCTGCATCCAGATGAGGAGGCAGAGCGCGGCGACCAGGGCGAGGCCGTAGAGGAGCTGGCGGGTGGTGGTCATGCCGCCTGCTCCTGCTCACTGGCGAACTGAGCGTAGGCCCTGGCCAACTTCACGTCGTAGAGGTTCTTGGCGTAGTTCGGACCGTTGTAGATCCGGGCGAACTGTTTCCAGTTGCGGGCCTTGAGGGCCTTGTGCAGTGCCGGGTCGGTTTCGATGAAGGTGACGAAGGCGTCGAGCTGGGCGGCTTCGCTGAGGGCCATGGTGTCGGCGAAGTGCTGGGCGTCCAGATAGCCGAGACGCTGCCAGTGGTAGCCCATGATCTGGAACAGGCCCCAGCTGGCGGATTCCAGGGCGGATTCCTCATGCACCATTCGGGCTGCGGCCAGGCGCTGATTTTCGGCAGTACCACCCAGGTAGCCGCCTGGGGTGCGGTTGACAACGGCTGGGACGGCGACTGCCAGCGCATCGGCCTCCGCCTCGCTGAAGCCGTTGGCTTGCAGGCGCTCATGCATCACATGTCGCTCGAACAGGATCACCGGGCGGCCATTCGCGGCGAAGCCCTCCCCTCTGCTTTCCACCTGGTTGACGGCCATGATGCTGGCCAGCGATACGCCGAGGCGCTCGGCGGCCTGCTGCAGGTCCTTGCGCTTGAGGTAGCGCGAGGTGTCGAAGCCCTTGAGCGCGGCCTGGGTTTTCGGGCCGGCGACGCCATCGTCCACCAGGCCGACCTTGCGCTGGTAGGCGCGCACGACGGCCTCTGTTTCGTCGCCGAAGTCGCCGTCGGCCTGAAGCTTGAAGCCGGCCAGGGCCAACGCAGCTTGAAGGTTGCGCACGGCCAGACCTCGCGAGCCATTGCTGAGGAGTTGGGTCATAGCTGGTCCGCCTTCTTTTTCAGTACGCGCTTGGCTGCCTCGCGGCTGACCTCGACGCCGAACAGGCCCACCATGCAGGCGAGAAAGACCCCGGCCTCCTGAGGGGCGCCGATCAGCGAGGGGCCGTAGGACACGCCGACGCCGAGCATGCCGCACAGGGGCGCTTCGAGCAGGAGCTGTCGCACGCGCCCGCCGCTGTAGATGATCCGCCAGACGGCAATGAGCATCGCCAGCCCGCCGGCATAAAGGGCTGGGAAGTTGTGTTCCAGCCAGGTGGCGAAGAACGCCCAGGTTTCCGGTCTGTCAGGCATGTGCTTCATCCTGTGGCCCTGCGGTTGTGATGGCGTGAACACGCTGCACGACTTCACCCAGCAGCGCGGGGCTGTAGCGCTGCGCCAGGGGGAAGCCCAGGGCGGCGGCACAGAACTCGCTGCAGAACATGCGGCGGCGGTTGTCGATGGTCAGTGGCAGCAGCTGGCTGCCGAACAGGCCGAGCCAGTCGTAGCCTTTGCCGTGGTGCTTCTCGAACAGATGGAGGATCTGGCAAGCGTCAGCCCAGGGCACCGGGATCAGGTCCCAGTGTTCGAGATCGAGCTCGATGCGCTTTGCTCGCACGCCGCCGTCCATGGCCGAGGCGGACAGCCAGCGGCCATCGGGCAGGACCAGCTCGCAGTGGCTGTAGGCCGAGCGCGTCCAGAAGCGAATCAGGCGGTTGAACAGCGTGCCGCGGCCCTTGTAGAGCGCGAGGTAGATCAGTCCCATAGGTTCACCATTTGGCGTTGTTCGGCGCGCACGGCCTGTTCGGGCAGCTGCACCAAGGTGCCGTGCGGGATGACCGGGCCAAGGTCGGCCAGGCCGGGGTTGGCGTCGAGCACTTGCTCGACCACGCCAGCGGTGCGCCCGTAGTGCCGCCAGCAGAGGGCGTCGAGGGTGTCGCCCTGCTGGGCGCGCAACGCGGCCATCAGATGAGCTCCACGGTGGTATGCACGCGACCGAGGATGCTGCGGATCGCCCAGCGGGCGTCGCGGCGGTATTCGTCGGGGGTTGGGGTGAGCGCTTCGGCACGCTCGGCTCCGTCGCCGGTGGCGCTGTAGTCGCGGTAGCGCTCGGCCAGCTCGGCGCCGGCGCTGCAATAGATGGCGCGGCGGTAGAGGTGCAGCAGCTCGCTTTCGCTCTGGATTACGTCGGCGGGCACGTCGGCCAGACGCTCATGCCCTGCGGCAAGTTGGGTGAACTTGAAGCGCTTGAGTTCGCGGTTGACTTCGATCACGGCGTTGACCGCCGCGGTTTCAAGGCGCTGATCGGTGATGCTGCCGTCGAGGCGCAGCGATTCGCGCATGTGCTGGCCGTCCAGGTCGGGAAACCAGCCGTCGTTGGTGATGGGGTGCGGCTGGTGGCTGCCCCCTGCTGCGATGAATGCGCTCATGAATTCTGGCCCTAGTTCGGCGGTGGTCGGGGCTTCACGACAAGGCCAAGGAGAAAGCCTGTCGATCCGCCCCGAGCCGCCGAGTGCGTGGGGGACGCTCAGTTAGCGGGTGGCTCGCCGGTACCGGTGTCGGTGGCCGCTGCGCCCTCTTCGCTCGGCTTGCTTTCGTCCTGGTCGGACGTCGGCTGCTCGGTGTCAGGGGGCGTGGCGGTACCGGAATCGGTGCCTTGCTCGCCTGGGTCGGTTTGATCGCCTTCGCCCTGGTCGGGGTTGGCGGTCTCGTCGGCCGGTGGCTCGCCGGTACCGGTGTCGGCTGGCGTGCTTTCCGCGTGTTTCTTCAGGAGGCGCACGACGCGCTCCAGATCCTTCTTGCCGCCGCAGCTGCCGTGCAGATCGATGGCCTTGGCTAGATGCGCTTTGGCCTGTTCCAGCAGTTCGCCGTCGAGCTGCTGCTCGTCGACCTTGCTGAGCAATGCCTTGCCGGTAGCCAGCAGCAACTTGGCGCGCACCTGGTCGGGCATGTCGTGCGGGCCGGTGATGGTCAGCGCCTGCTCAAGCACGAACAGCGGGAACTCACCATCGGCCTTCTGCACCTTGAGCGCCGCGTTGGCGATCTCCTCGGCCAGCAGGCAGCCGGTGGTGCGCTCGAAGCGGTCCGGCATCTTCAGGTTGTGCTTGAGCACGTAGGCACCGATAGACAGCGCGTCGGCAAACTCGCCGGCATCGATGCACCAGACCATCAGGGTGGTGAGCACGTCGTCCTGGGCGCCGTTGCCGGCGGACAGCACGCCTTCGATATAGGGGGCGTAAGCCGGGATCAGCATGCGCTTGAGCTCGGCCTTGCCCTGCTCCGACTGCACCTGCTTGAGGCGCAGCCGGTCCTGGTTCAGCTGCATGAGCTGCTGTTCGTAGGCAGTGGCGCCGGCCATGGACCGCTCCGGCGCTGCCTCAGCGGCCTGCAGGGCTGCGCGTTTGCGCAGCTGGTTGCGTTGGGCTGGGCTGAGCATGGCTTACACCGCCTCGATGTTTTCGACGAGGGCGACCAGACCGAAGTCCTCGATCACGTAGGCGTCATTGCTCGACTGGTAGTCGGCGACGCGGTCGTACTCCGGCTCGTCCTTCACGTGGCGGCGGCGCGCGCCCTCCTGGAAGTAGATGGACAGGTTGCTGAGGGTGGTCACCAGCACGGTCCCGGCCGGGAAGAAAGGTGCATCGACGATTGGCAATCCGCCCAGGCGGGCCTTGGTGACGATCTGGTCGGCGGCGTTTTCTTCCTGGTTGGAAGCCGCGCCCTTCTCGACCGCTGCCAGCAGCTTGTCGTGCAGCAGGTCGCGGGAAACCATGACCACCAGGTTGGGGTGGTTGCGGTGCCACGGCTCCAGCATTTGCACGGCGTCGAACACCACGCCGTCCAGGGTTTTGTAGTCGCCAGCGGCGCCGATGGTGACCTTTCCGGAAGCCTCGACCACTTCGTCGAGGACGCGATCAGCAGCGCCGGTGCGGATCTTCTCCAGCCAGCCGATGTTGACGTCCTGCAGCAGCGGGTTGGCGGCGATGTCGGAGGTCGCTGCAGCACTGGTGCCGTTGAAGCCGATCATGATGCGGTCCAGCGCTTGGCGCTCGGTGATGGCGGCGGACAGTCGCGCCTGGAAATCCTTGAACTTGGCCCAGGCGTCGATGAGCGCATAGGGGAAGGAGCTGTCGAAGTTGGTCTGCTTACAGGAATAGGTGTCTTTGCTCAGCGCGCTGCGCTCGACCGGATTGCGGCGCCCGCCATTCTTGGTGTTGGTGCGGCTGGCGATCGGGCCATTGACGCCCAGCAGCAGCGACTCACCTTCTTGCTGTTCAACGCCGATGATGTTGATGCGCTTGAGCAGGC